AGCAAGTTTACTATACGCTAGTGCTGGGTCAGTATAGACTGATAGTCCTATTTCACCGAGTGCAACTATGACGCGGGCTGCTCCAGATTCTGGATTACCACCTGTTAGTACATATGCAGCAGGGTCAAACAAAGAATACGGGCGATAGTATGTTTCCCCGCCTTGATTGAAAGAAACTTTTGCAAGTCTTATCTGCTCTTTGCGAGCAGCAGCGGCCGCACCTGTCTCTTCACTAGGAAAGAATCCTACACCAAGGTCAACTCTTCCTTCTTGGATAAGTTGCTTTGTCGCTTGAAATAATGTAAGTTGTCCTGGTACACTCTTAAGAATGTCACCAGGTTTTGTTTCCCCTGTTGCTCCACCCCATTTGAATGCATCTTGCCAAGAACCTTGGCTCTTAATTTGATTAAACTCATCAATAGCAGAACGCAATGGTGCTCCAAGCGCTTCAACAATCGTACCACCAAGAACTGTTGCAGTTCTAGTTGTACCTTTAAGCCCTGACCATAGTTGACCAATAAGCGTATTGTTAAACTTATCAGTTGAAATTTTATTGCTAGCAATGACAGCATCAGTCTTGCGCTTTTCCTGCGTCATCTGGTCAATTTGTGCAAGAGTTGTGATGATAGGATTTGATGCAAGGGCACCTTGCTTTGCAAGTCCAGTAATTAAACCAGCAGATGCTTCAGGATTCTGGGCAAACATTTTGCGTGCGTTGTAGCCATCAATGCCTGTGACAAGAGACATGCTCTTTTGCAGGTCAGTGTAGTCTGCTTGGTCTTGTGTAGTAATGCGCTCTTGTACTCCCACCATTACTGGTAAGCCATTGGCATCTAATTTTATCTTTGGGAAATTTGACATACTTATAAACGCCCCTGGTTAGATAGACCTTCCAAAACAAATCGCAAGTCTTGATTAGTTGGGTCAAGCATATAAAGTGCTTGAACAATCTGGATAGGGTTTTCAACCTCAGGCGTAGCCATTGCTGGCAAATTTAAAATAGAAGAGTCTGGTCCAGGTCCAGAGTCTGCACCGTATGTTAGCACTTGGTCAGGACGTTCAGTTGGCTGGTCAAGGCCCATTACTGGTGGAAGTTGTGGTGCTGCTGATGCAGACTGTGATGCTACCGCTGCTGATGGATTACCAGCCAACGGTGCAGCAGTTTGATTAGCCATGTTCTGGCCACCCTGTCCATAGCCAAGTCCTGGCATATACATTGCAGCCTGTGTTCCGCTTTGACCATCGCCACCTGTAGCAGAAATATTTGCTGGATTATTCTGAGGTGCATCTGGACGATAACCGCCGCTGTTACCTGGTGTTCCTGCCATGATTCCTCCTACTTAATATATTGTTCAAGAATGTGAAATGGAGCAGAAGTTTCATTATTATTAACTGCTGCAATTTCTATTGCTTCTAGCGCAGATACTCCTGCATGTAATGCTCCTAGGGCGTAATCACCACCAGAACCAATTGCATAAAGACCTGCATTATTCATTGCTACCGCAAAGTCGCTATCAACCTCAAATAGACTACCGTTGATTCCAATGATAAGACTAAGTTCAAACTTATTGTCTTCATTATCATTTGTCTTATTGAATTCAATTCCAGACTCAATAAGTGTTTGCTTTAACGATGGAGCAACTTTATTAATCACAAAATCGTAAAGATTTAATTTTGCTTTTGCTGTTACTGCTGGTGGAACCCACCCATGCAGTACCACTTGTAAAGCACGATAGTCACCAGCACCACCAATAATGTAACTTCCACGTTCAATTGCCTTTACCATGTTAGGGTGGTTGTAAATTTTTCCATCTGCTACTACAAGAGAATCACTTACTATGACACAACCTTCTGTGCTTTGTACACCTATGATTGTTGTCATTGTCCCCACCTAGTTTATCGTCGAGTAATAGTTCTTACGCTTGCGTTTGCCGAACCTTGTCCGCTAAGAGATGATAATAAACTTTGTAAACTTGCTGGCGGTTGTTCTTGCATTGGTGCTGCTTGCCCACCCATTTCGGCAGGTATAGCGCCTCCTGCTGGAACGCCCTCGGGAGCAGGGGACGGTTGCTCAACCGCTTGTGGCATGCCAGCAGGAGGAACTGTCTGCTGCTGTGGAGCAAAGGTCGCTTCAATTGCGTCCTCAAGTGCCTGTCCCTTTTGGCGTGCTTTAATCACAGCAGCAATCTTACGCACTACTTCAGAAGCGTCCTGGCCTTGAGTTGCCATCTGTGGAATCGCTTGGGTGTAGGCTGTAAGTGAACCGAGTAATGCTGCACGCATATCCTCGATTTCAATCTTTTCTAATTCTTGTGTAACGTTGACAGTAAATGGAAGTTCTCTCATAGCCATATCACGGCTGATTAGTTTACCACCAAGAGCCTGTAGCATAAAGATAAGACCCTGTGCTGGGTTAAGACCAGCAAGCATACCATAGCGAACATCAGCAGAGTAGTCGCTCTTGATGTCCTTAGAAGGCTTGTAAGTAATTTCATACGGCGAACCTGAATCTACGCCACGAATTGTTTTTTCTTCTGGGAAAATCATCTCGTCTACTTCAAAGCAAATCTGGATTACATCACGAAGTGCTGATGCAAAGATTGCCTGTGCGGATTTAACCTGTGTATCAAAGGCTCCCATAAGAGCCTGAACACCTTGACCCGTGACGATTGATGCGTCGATGTTTCCTGTACGTCCCTCAGGATAACGAGTACCAACGCGAAGTTCTTGGCTAAGTAGTTGCTGTTCTGTGAACGCGCCTTGTGGCAGAGTAAGTTCTACGCGGCGTACACCTGCTGGGTTAGCGGTACGAATAACCGCATCTCCACCCAACTGCAATTCCTGTACATCCTGTGGAAGTACAATTGGAGCCTGTACAGATTTTTCTGCAGCCTCCATAGCAAGCAATGCGAAGCGATTGCGCAGTAGTTGAATACCTAGGACATCATCAAATTGTCCACGAAGTTCTCCATCAATAGATGGCTTACGTGCTACTACTACCATCATCTTACCAAGTGGGTTTTTAGCCTTTGATAAAATTAAGTTGTCTTTACTAGGAATATAAATGATTGATTGGTCTTTGTCATAATAACGAATCATCTCAATCTGAGCATTAAGGTCCTGCTTGTAGCCAAAGCCACCAAGGAGTTCCCTATCGTATTCAGGAAATTGCGTGACGAGTTCGCCCAATGTCATTATGTATCGCTTTGCAAATGCCACACAACGTCCGTAGCGGTCAAATTCTGGGTAAGCCCCAATCGGATTTTCTACGCGGATACGTGGCAGGTTTGCTTCTTCGTCCAATTCAATAATGAAAGGAACGAAACCATATGTGATGTACCAATCTGCACCTGAGTACATCTGTACTGATAGGTCAGAGTGCTGGAAATAGTTAGATGCAATGCGTGTGCGTTTGTCAGCAAAGGCGCGAGCCTTATCGGTGACAGAGTTAGCAGCAGAACAGTTAACTGCTGGCAGTGGAGCCATGACTTCCGATAAGTCACGGGCTACAATATCAATGAAGTTAGCAACTACGTTAGCGTCGACGCCATCTGGGAAAAAATCAGGATAGACTTCAGCAATTTTTCCTCGGCGTACAGCAAGAACATCAAGGTTGCGAGCATCACGCTCACCGTTGCGGTAGCGTAAAGAGTCAACTCTTGCTGCTACCTGTTCCATTGATAATACCATTGTAGTCCTTACTTGTTTAATTCATTAGGGAATCCGCCACCCATACCAATTGGGCCAGCGAGTCCGCCACTTTTAAGTGGGCTTACTCTTGTTTTAATACGTTTGATATCTTTTAAGCGTGATTCTTGTTGAACTTTAGCCATACGTTTGGCATCAGACTTAGGCCATGATTTTGCTGCACGCAGTTCATCAATGATGCGTTGCGATTCTGGAGAGATTGCCATTGTTGTCCTAACGTAGTTTTAAAAATTATCCAAATTGCTTATCTGCTGAACCACCAAATGGTCCTCTACCTTTACCAACGGCAAGACCAGGTCCACCTTTAGCCTTAACACGCGGTGTTGGAAGAATAATATCTACTCTGCGATTAGATGACATTCCCTTGACAGTTTTATTAGAAGCAATTGGTTCTTTAGTGCTTGCAGCAGTTACAACAAACTTTACATCAGGATTCTTGACTTTTGACTTAAGATACTCTGCTGTAGCCTTAGCCCGATTCTTAGATAGTGCCATATTGTCAACGCCACCGCGTGAGTCAGCATGTCCACGAAGTGTTACTCTTGAAACGCCAGTCTTGTTAATTTTTGTTGCTATGCGGTTAAG